AGGCGTGACCTTGCCACCTTTTTTATAGGTGCCAGCCAACTCGGTGATGTACACCGGTGGCGGAGGCTTCTTCCTGCCCTGCGGCATGGCTACGGGTGCGCCGCTATCATCAACATTTCCCGTAGCCTTTGGCTTTTTTACATCACCACCGTCTTTGTAACCGCTCATCATGCCGCCGCCCATCATGCCCTTTTCCAAGAACGCAGGCTTACCATCTTTCATGGGCATCTTGCCGCCACCAGCCATACCGCCTTTTTTGTAGCCGCCTTGACCTTTAACGACGCCACCGGTCTTGTAACCACCGGCGTTACCCATCTTCACGCCACCCGTTTTAGCAGGTGAGTGATCAGGATGGGTGGTTTTCATTTCAGTCGTTTTGTTGGACTTGGTCTTGATTACATTGCCGCGGTCAGAGAACTCCTCGTAGGAGCTTCCGCCTTTGGCCATTTTGACTTCGCCGCCCTTCTTGTATCCACCTTGACCCATGACAACACCGCCGGTCTTTAGGCCTTTGTGGGCCTTGGATGCGGCTTTGTCCTCATGCTTCATCAGTTTGGCTTTGACGCGACCAATCTCTTCAGATTCATTACGAATCTCTTTGTTGAGCTTGGACATCTTGCCGCCCTTTTTCATCATGGGCATTTCTTTCTCAGGCATCATTGCAGGAGCGGTTGCCTCAGCCATACGAGCGGCATCACCCACCGGAGCGGCAGGACCGGCACCAGTAGGCATACCACGCATGGCACGCCGACGAGCCATCAGAGATGGGCGCATCGGGCGCTTAGCAGGCATCATTCCGCCACGGGCAGGCATCATCCCTTCACGGGCTGACATAGGAAGAGAGTCTTGTGCAGACATGGAGTCCATTGCTGGACCCCCTTGTTGCATTTTCTTCTCGACTTTCCCGCCCTTTTTGAGCTTCAGTTCGACTGAAGGCTCGGTGGTCATCATTTTGACCATGGGTTTAAATCCGGGCATGGAAGCCTCCTATTTAGCTAGGGTTGACTGCAATACCACCCGCGGATGCTGACGGAGCCGCCATATCAACGTAGATCTGAGCCAGGGAGTTGGCATCGCTACCAAACTCGGTGATTCCGACCGTTGCTGAATTTTGGATCATCAACATACCGCCTGCCGAAGCAGGAAGCGTGGCAAGAGCAGACATCGTGGTGGAGGTCGAGGCAACGTTATTGATGAAGGAGCACCCTTTGAAGAGTGTCCAACGGTCAATTGCAGAAGCCGCCGAAGCCAACACGCCCAGAGGCGTACCCGCAGACGTTTGGAACGGGAAAATGCAGTCCACAAACGAGTTACGAGCCGTGCCACCAGCAAGCTCAACCGTTGCATTCGCGGCACTTCGAGCGACCGTATCGCCACCCAAGGTGCAGTTAATGAACGTGTGCTCACCGCCGCCATCAAGTTTTAGGGTACGGGCATTGGCACCACCTGCAGAGGCGGCGTCAGCCATACCGTAAATATTGACGTTGGAGTAGGCGTTACGCGAGCCGCTATCGGTCCAAGCAATCATGCTGGCGTTACCAGTTGAGAAGCCACAGAACACAGAAACGTTCGCAAAGTAGCAACCCGAAGCAGTTACGTTGATGAAGCTCGTCGCGTTAAAAGTAGCGGCGGTGTAGGTACCCGAAGGAGGAGCAATACGAGCACGCTGGGCAACTGCCGTGGGGGCGCAAACACCGATGAGGTGCGTAGCGTCTTTGTTCCAGTTTAGTGTGCCGGTTGTGGCCGTAGAATCGATTTCCTGAGCCAGCGCCGTCGAAAGACGAGCCGAGCCAGAAGCCGCTCCATTACCAATAAGAACCACGACATCGTTATTGCCTGCCGTGCATTTAGCAAGAGCGCCATAAAGGGTCTTGAGGGGCAACTCAACGCTGCCCTCATTACCGTCGGCACCATTCACGGGATCTACAAAGTAGTAGTCACCCGTGAACGGCAAGCCGCCGATAGTTCCAAGAACCGGCACCCCGAAGCTAGTAATCCCGTTGGGGAAGTTAGTCAGGGACATGGTTTCTCTCCTTTAAACGCCAGGGGTACCGTAAACGGCACGAGGATCGGTAAACCCGAAGTCGTATCGCTCAGTAGCCTTGTAACGCATTGAGTCTGTCTCAAAATCGCCTTCCATGGTCTTCTCCAGACGACGGCGCATCATGAGCTTCATGCCCTCAGGAGCGTCGGTCTGCACCCAGAATGCGGTGGCAGAAGTAAGACGAGACATAACCGCGGCACCCTCGTCCAGTAAGCCAATTGACTTAATGGGGTTGATGTCGTTGTTAGCGTTGCCAGCACGGAGAACGGACTTTAGGAGAACCTCAGCTTGGAAGACGTTGCCGGGTGCCACAATCAATTGACGGGGAACCAAGCGAATCTTCTTGCCGTTGTTGTCCACGGACTGTCGGATCTGGATGAGCATCTGCTCAAGCGAGGTCTGCGACAGGTTAGCGGCAGTCGTCAGCAGGTTGCTGAAGGTACCGTTAACAATGGGGTGAGAAGCAGAGTTTAACGACACGCCATCGCCACCGGGGAACGCTGAGTTAAAGGCGCGGTTGAGGATGTTAGCCCCAAGCGTTTCCTTTGTCTCAATCAGTGACTGGGCAAGGTGTCGAGCATAAACCTGACCGATACGGATATGGTCGCCGTCTTCAACAAGCACTTTAGTCAATGCGAAGGCGAGGCCATACACATTGTAGACATAGCGCTTGAGGAAGAGCACACCACCCTGCTGATACGAAACCGGGGTTCCGTCAGGCAGTTGAGGTGCGGCACCGAATCCATAAAGGACTGGCTCTTCGTGATAGTTGCGGGGAATACCTTCTTGCTCACGGAAAACTCGTGACCATTCATCGGTACGCTGATCATAGACTCCATCGAAGCATTCGTTGAGGATTGGTTCAACAATACTTCTAAAGTCGGTACTACGCATCGGGGCTGCCATTTTCTATGCCCTCCTTACACGGCTGTGCCGGCAACACCAGCGAACTGGTATTCGGCGATTTGAGCACGAACAATGACAAAAGGATCTCCCCATGCATTGTCAGGATATGGAGCGAGGTCAACAATACGCATGACCGCGGTATTTCCTGCACCTGCTGGAGTGATACTTAATGTCGCCTGAGACAATCCTGTAGTGGTCGATCCAGCAGTTACGTTGCTGAAATCAAACTCATCACCGATTGAAGTTTGTGGCAGAGTTCCGTCAGTCTGGATCTCATAAACGATTTGCGGATCGCTGTAGAAGTAAGCGACTACAGAACCGACCAAAAACGACTCATTGGCAGGCCAGAAGTTGGATACTCGACGACGACCAGTTGCATCCGTCCACTCAACGCCTGCAAAGGCACCGAGGAAGGGGTCACTGGCACCGGCTACAACGATGTAACCGCCGGTGTCCATCTTTACGGGTTGCCCCTTTAAAATGGTAGTGGCATAACCTGCCGAAACGTTTCCAGTAGTAGAAACGGCTTGAATTCCGTTAGCAAGCGCCTGAGCGCGATCCAGACCAGAGGGGTGGAACGCAGGACGCAGGCCGAACGGAGCATTGGTTGCTGACATAGCAAATACTCCTTAAAAAGTTGGTCTTAGCCCTCGAAAACGGGGACTTTGACATTTCGGTCCAAATCGCCAAATCCTTCGCCCTCAACCTGCGTCAAACTCTTGCCTGAACTGTCTCGAGCACCCTGAAGGTTCTCAACTTGAATCCGGATCTTTTCGGACTCTTCGTTAGGAAGATCGTGGTGCATCTGTTGCATGATGTCCTGATACAACTCAGCAGGGATCTTGTGCAACAACATTTCATTACAAGCGACAAATCCAATATGTTCGCCAGCCTTGACGCGGTAGTTATCGAACCCAGGAAACTCATCGGCTTTCACCGGAACGTACCCAAGACGAATCCTCTTATCAATACTGTCGTAACCGTTGGTGGTTGAAAGCCAGCAAAGGTGCCAACCGGGTAATTCCGGTAGCTTTGGCAGCGCACTTTGTGTCCACTCATCGCTCCACATCTTTCGACGTTCCTGCGTTGAAATGAACTTATCTTCTACTGGTGCTCGTTCACAGTCTTGCGAAGACCGATTGTCACGCCCACCAGCAGAAAGAGATTTTTTTAATCGAGAATCCATTGTTAGCTCCTAGAGTTTCTTGCTTCAGTTGCGTACCGTTTGATCATTTTGTTGCGTTTGTCTGGGTCATCCCAGAATCCCGCATCTTTCATCGCACGGACTTGTTCAGGGCTTAACGTGAAGGTGTTTCTACCGCTAGCACCCCCGGTTTCCCTTTCCGAACTGGTTACAAAACTCTTTGGCCTCCTTCCGGATGTTTCTCGTCTTGTCCGATTGTATAAGTGTGGTAGCCGCTTTTGCAAGCGTTCATCCAATTCATCCCAATAATCGGGTGATGCCGGGTTGTAACCCTCTTCCGTGAGACGCTCGTCAACCAGTTTGGCAATGGCGGTGTCTTCATCATTCTTTGCAGGGTCGTACCAAGAGTTCCTGCTCATCCACTCTTTGGCGTGCGCCTGAACCTTTGGGTTAATTGGATTGTTTTGTTGCGTTGCCGTATCCGTCATGCGTTTTTTGAGGGTTTGTATTGCCTCAACACGCTTACGGGCCTCATAGAGCATGTCCTGCGCCTTGATCATGGCGTCACCGTCACCTGCCTCGGTTGCCTGTTTGATCTTGGTCAGGGCGTACTGCATTCTTGCCTGCTCGTTATCCAAAGCCGAGTCAACCCGTGCGATGTCTGAGCTATGGGTCTTGCGCTCAACCACCGACAGGCGTTGCATCAGATCTTCGTTTTGTTGCTGCAGGAACACCAGACGCTGATCTTTTTCCTGATTGGTCTTACGGATCATGTCCTTTTTAGACCTGCGGCGTGCTCTACGAGCCTCTCGGATCGCCTCGGTATCATCAGGCCTGTCAGTGTCCTCGTCGTCTGACTGCGCCTCTAAACGTGGCTCTTGTTCGTCTTGGGATTCATCTTCGTCGTTCTGAGGATTCTCAACGCCTTCGGGCAGTTCTGCCGTGACGGAACCGTCTTGCTCCTCTCGGACTTGAATTTCTTCTTCTTTCTCGCTCATAGGAAGGCCCTCATCGCTAATGGATCACCAGTTACTTTTGCAATGACTTCGTGGTCGTTAAGGATCATGAACAGGGCTGAATCTTCTTCATCTTGACCCGGCACCGGCACTTCCCATCGATCACCGCCATACTTAGGAACACGCAAATAGTCACCTATTTCGCACCACGAACCCTCAGGCCATGCCTGCATCGTGTCACGGTGTTTAAACGCCAATGGTCCAATTGCAACGACCTTGGCCACCATGTTGTTCCACTTCTCGGTTTCTTTGGTTTCTTCAACCAAAATGATTCCCGCGCTGGTTGTCCTCTTTTTGGTTCGCCGTAACTGAACCAAGATTCTGCCTCCCAGAGGCTTCGCACCGGGGTCCACGCTCGGAAACGCCCAAGCCAATTCAGCTTCGCCAGAAGCTACCGGTTCATTCATCTTCATTTTCTTCCTTCATCAAGTTGTTGAGAATATCTAGGCTTTCGTCAAGCCCCTGATACTGTCCGACCATTCGCTGGTACGCCTCAAAATTAGATGCGTGACCCTCTGCAAGAGAGGTTGCTATCTCTGCCTTCCTCGTTTTGACGGTACCAATAAAGTCCGATAGGGTTTTCACTTAGGCTTTTTCTCGAGTTGTGCCAGCGCTCCTTTCTTGGGTTCGGACTTCTCGCCCTTGGGTTGCTGGGATTGGCCGTCAAGTTTCACGCCCATGGCGATCCGCTTGTGCTGGCGAACCATTTCGCTTTTCTGCTCGTGTTCACTCATCTCACATTCCTTTCATAAGGTCTTGGGCGACTTTGTCTTGATCCAACTTCAGTCGAGCCGCATCCCGAGAAAGTCGGGCCGCTTCGATGCGCTCTTCCATCTCCTGATCACCCAGTGCTAAGGCGATCTTAAGATCCTGTTCTTCCATCTTCATCTCGTACTCTTGCTCCATCTTCTCGCGCTCCATCTGCAGGCGCTGGGCCTCGGTCTGAGATTTAATCTGCATCTCAGCCTGGTCTCGAGCCGCACGACGTTTGGTCTCAGCCATGGAGGTCTCAAGCAGGACCTGACCGTCAGGCGTGAGATTGGGCTTTTGCTTGTACTTCTGAGCGAGTTGGACAATGCTTTGGATGACCGGCGTGATGCCTTGCAGGGTCTCCTCGGCGTCCAGAGAAACGTGCTGGGACGCCATAGCAAAAAGCTGATCGACCTGCTTGGGGTCGTTCATAAGCTCGTAGGGGTCCAGTTTGCGTCCCATGGACTTCTGGACGTAGCCGTTCATGCGGGTGAGGTACCACAAGCCAATGTGCTGCTTGAGGTGCTCCATCACCTTGGGTATGAAGGATGGCGCAATAAGAGGATTGGCACCCAAAGATGGGTCTTTGGCGTAGTCGAGGTGCGCCTGAATGTGCGCCAAGTGATCCTGCTCGGGGTACGCAAAGGCGGCCTGCCCGATTGTCATCGCCACATTCTCGTTAGCGGCGTCGATCTTCACGGGCGGCGGTACGTTGGTCATTAACTCGTTGACACCCGGCACCTTGATCTGTTTTAAGAAGCGCTCGATCACCGCTCGACGATTAAAGAGGTCCTTATTCTTGTCCATGATGGCCATAACCGCCTGGATTTGGGCCATTCTTTGGGTTTCAGAGAAGATATGCGGGTCCGACACGGGAATAACGTCCGTTTGACGACGGAAATCCTCTCGTTTGATCTCTAATTCCTCGATCAACTCGCCTTTTCTCATGTCTTCCAGATACCAGCGGTCAATACGCTGGAGAATCCGCAGAACACGGCCTTGCGAGTCGTGCAATCGAGCGTGAATTGCAGAAAACACCGCGGCACCCTGCTCAATTAAGGCTTGAGTCGTTCCAACAGGCGTATTGGAGTTCACATCGGCAATCTTTTCCTCTGCTGTCGTGACAACACCCTTGGCAGCGCTCGTTAACCAGCCTAAAAGCTGGAAAAGCACCGCACTTGGGGGGTTAAACGGCATCGGCATGGCGATCTTACGGATGTCATCCACACCCGGAGCGCCCTCAATCTCTGCCACCTGCGTGACTTCGACCTGCTGGGACTGCCCAGAGATCTTTGCGCCCTTAAGTTTGAGCATGGTTGCGGCGTTATTGATGTGCGCGGAGTCCAATAAAGCCCTCAGAGCGCCCGTTAGAGCCGCTGATAGACCTCCGATGAGGTGAGGCAAGCCAACGGCGTAAGCGCCCCGCCACGGGATGAATTTGAACTCGACAATCCAGTCCAATTTCGTCATCGTCTCATCGCCCTCTTCCCAGTTGCGATAAAGACCAATGACCTCGGCGTCCAGTTCGTCGATCATCAAGATGTACGGAGCCATTTCACCCTTGGAATACTCGTCATCCGGCAGTTCCATGTGGGTGTAGATGTGAAAGACTCGTCGAATACCGTCTTCGTTGTCGTTTTCGTTCTTGCCCTCGATCTTCCATGTGGCTTTCTGAGCAGATGTAGGATCGGGGTCCATCGTTGCTTTGACGAAACGGATGTCACGGTACAAACCGATACGGATACGACGCTCAAACTCAAAGTTCGAGATGTCCTGAACCTCGGTAGCACGTTGGGCGGTGTAGAAGTTTGTGGCCGCAAAAGGCAAAAGAACGTTATCGATAGGCAAAAACTCCGCACATGGGCGCTTTTGCTTCTCGTCGTACCAAAGTTTTAAGAACTGAGATCCGCCAAGAGGTAATTGAGTGAGCATCTGCTCCTGCTCGTCCCTGAATTCTGGGATCTGCTCGGTCAACTGCCAGTTCATGTAGTCGCGTTTACGCTCAGCGACCTCCACTTTGCTCTGGTCGATGTCACCCATGATCTTGGTTCTAGTGGGACCGTCAGGGGGAAACAGTTCTTTGATGGCGCGAGAGGCAAAATCAATGCAGGCTTCGGCCATGATCGGGTGGACAACCTTGCTTGCACCCTCGAAGTTGGCTCCGCCAGGTGCGTCATGGCCTAATCCGGTGCGCTTAATGCCCTCTTCGTACTGTTTGTCACGTTCCTTACGGGCTTGCTTGTCCTTTTCAATGAGTTTGATATAGCGCAAGGCTATGGAGCTTAGATTCACCCCGTCAATCATGTCGTTATCGGCAAGGTTCTCGTAGAAGTCAGGGTTATCCACAGGTCCCTTGGTGTCCAGCGAGACCACTACGGAGCCGTCTGGCAGTTCCTCAAGCTCAGAGTCATCAAGGTCAAGCTCTACTTCAACGCCTGCCTCTGCGTCTTCATCCATCGGTTGGCCGCCTACAAAGCGTCCAAACTCTGGGTCGATGGGGAATTGTTCTGCCATTTTGTGTAATTCCGTGTTAAAGTAACTTTGTTAAAAGAAAGGAGTTCTACATGGACGATGACAAAATATCCAAGCGAGCGACCATCGTCTCTTGGGAAGAAGACGGTAAGTATCTTCGCCTGAAATACAGGCAGGACGACGGGCAGGTCGTAGTAGCGATCATGGAGCGCATTGGTTGGGCGCGACCACCTGCTGAAGAGTTAAAGGAAATCATGGCTATTCTCAATGCGGGTCCTCAGTCTACTTACAATAGACCAAACCACCGGTCTTCCTAGTTTCTTCCTCGGCTGGAAAGGCTTGTCCTGCGGCAAGGCCTGTTGCAACACCGGGAATACCCTTATCGCGAAGCACTCGTAAAAGATTCATCAAGTCTTCTCGATAAGGTTCGCCCCGGCTTTTTGCCGTCTGTTCGTATAACTCATAGAGTTCTCCTGCGGGTCGGCGTGCCGCTTCACTTAATGCGCCAACCTTTTTGCTTGATAACGGTTCAAGCGCTGAAAGCATTTTGCGTGTTGCCGCACCGCTTCCCGGTGGTTGTGTTAATTCTTCGGAGTAGTCAACGTAGTCGCCAACAAATTTGGTTGGAACAAAACGTTCGGCCCCCAATCTTTCGGAAATCAATTTTCTTTCAGCCTCAGTCAGCTTTTGACCAAACGGTACAACTGCTACGCCTTGCCCTAAATCGGACATGAACATATCTTCGGGTAATAACTGAGCAGAATACCGCATAGCCTCCGGATCAATGCGACCTTTCCGGGGCGGTATTGCTAGCATAGACTCGCCTGTTTCTGTTGGAATTTGCACATTCCACGGAGACCCGCGTTGAGCGGTCATTAAACCTCTTAAGGCCTCGGCTGCCGTTAACTCTTGCCTTGTTCGTCTTGGCACGGACAAACCACTTCCGAGCGGTACCTCTACACCAGAAGCAAAGCCGGGTTGCGTCTCAAGTGGATATCGAGACCCGGTATAGGCCATTTCACCTTCGGGTCGATAAGAGCCTGTCATTGTGCGTGTTTCAATCGGTTTTAGTCCTAAGGCACCCTGAAGAACGTCTCTGCCTTGAATGTCTTTAAATGGCGCGGCTGCACGACTTGAAAAGTGACGTCGCTTACCTAGCTCCTCATCAATCAACCCCTCGAGATGGCCAACACCTCGACCCGGTATTGTTTCAAAAGTGCTGTACGCAAACGCCGATTCTGGTGATCCTGCAGTTGGAAGGCTGATTGTTTTTGCCCTGCTTTCACGACCGCGACCTTCTTTTAAGTCTTCAAGACGTTTTGCCGCTCTTTCAACTTCACGTTGCTCGGATAAAGACAGGCTTGGGCCGCGAGAACTAAACGGCGTTGGTTGTAGGCCTGCAAGTTGTTCTCCATAGCCGCCCTCTTCTAAAATCCTTGCGTATGCTGGATCTCTTAGCAGAGTTGCAAAGTCTGGCGTTCCCTTAATAACTTCCGGCGTAAGTAGTCCACGTTGCAGTATTTCGCGTGCCGGCAATCCTGTTTGCGCTTGCATTTCATACAGAGGCATAAAGACCGACCATGTTGTTTCCTGCGCCTCTGACGGTAGCATCTTGGCCTTTTCTCCGGCCTCTCGAACCCGAGCGCTGGTGCCGATGTAGCCCGGTGTCAAGCCGGGATCGCCCCTCATCAATTGCAGTGCGGTTGGCGACCCACTAAATAGTTCTTGACCCACGCCAAGGCCGCCAGCCATCCATGCGTCGTTGGTAACCCGGTAAACATCGTCGGCAAGGTTGCGATAAAACGAATCAACTTTAGGCCCTGACAGAGTGACTTTTGTTGGGTCTTGTGCCGATAGGACGCGGCTTGCGTTGTTTGCCCAGGCCTCGAGAACCGACTCCTCACCTTTGGTTCCCTGAACCGACGATCCCATAATGGCGCGAATCGAACGCTCATCCGTTGGACGTCCGGCAGCATTCCAGTTTTTCCAAGTGTTAAGCGTGTTAATCAGGTTGGATTCAACCGATGTTTGCGGGGACATGGCCGCTAGTAGCGACGAGAATCTTGGAGCGTCTACACCAAACACATCCATGATGGCCTGAGTGCTGGCTCTGTACCATCCTCGTTTTGGTTCTCCCATTTTTGCTACTGCAGACAGTTCTTTAGCGTCCGGTATGATTTTGAGTAACTGATCAATTTGCAGAACATTGTCAGCCCTTGAAATTGTTTTCATAAGCTCTTGCGGCGTCATAAACCGAGACGCTTTAGCAAACTCAGGAAACCTTTGCTTATAGGACTCGAGCAATTCCATTTGCTCGTCGGACAATTCTTTGCGTTGCATCTTGACAAGCTCTCGACCCGTTTGACCACGAACGGGATCCACTTGCGGAGCGAGCACGCCAGGAAACTCTCGTGTTTTTGTAGCTTTTTGGGCTGCCTCCTGAGCAGTCTTAGCGCCCTTCGCAATACCTTGAAGTACTTTGCCGCCAGTAGAGAACTTCTGGGAAAGGTTGCCTCTACCAAACATCGGGATCAACATGGGGTCTACTTGGAAAGGCACGCTAGGCCTCCTTTTTTCTTTAGTTGGGTGCGCTCCACTACATCACTTGGTGCAATGGCTCGTGCTCGAGTTGTTAGTAACTCTCGATTAAATTCATCAATGGGCAATGCAAGTCCGTACTCTTTACCTACAAAAGGGTCAACCATCAGCATCTCTATATGAGGATCTTCGCCTCGTGTAGCCGCCCGGCGGGTAGCGTAGTACTCAGCCACCTTCCTCTGGGGCGTGGTGGACAGGACAGGCTCCTCAAGCCTCTCGCCGGTGTAGCCGCGGTAGACGCCTTGAAGCATCTTCTTACCCTCTTTGGCGGCTTCGCTTGCGCCCTTACTGATACCTTTAAGCACCTTGCCACCCGGCGCAAACTTCTTAACGGAGCCACCCTGCTTGAACATGGGTAAACCCTGAGAGAGGATGTCGTTGCGCATCTCCTCTGTGATGGGCATGAAGTAGACCTCAGACTCTTTCTTGTCGCGCTCACCAAAAGGAATGGTGCGCTTCTCGAGTTGGACGCCGTAACGCTTACCAATTTCGTTTAAATGCTTGGGCAGCATGTCGTCGTAGAACTTGTCCTTACCCTTTCCGCCGATCTTGAGGTCAAGGCCGCCCAATTTCTGCACAGATTCACCAGAGAAATTAGTAGAGGTGGGCGCAGCCAATAGTTTCTCGGTCGTTTCTTTGCCAATGAGACCCGCTAACTCATCTGCGGGCACCGTTTTATTGATTGCCAGCCGCCCATCTTTCTGGGCAATAAACGTGTTCGACTTCGGCAAGTAATAGATTTCGTCCACATGCTTACTCAAGTCATACCGGTCAGCAATAATTTGACCCACCGGAAACCCAATGCCACCCTTACCCTCTTTGGCGGCTTTGACGAGAAAGTTATTGATGACTGGCTTGTACCAGTTGCCACGGAAGGGATTGTCGGGGGTAGTTTTGATCTCAATAGCGTTTATGAACCTGCGAATCTTTTCCGCGTTCTGCTTAGCAAACTCCATGTTGCCAAGCAGTTGCAGACCCTCATCCTGTGGGCCTCGATTTTGGTAGGCGTTCTTCGCTGCCTCTGCACGAGCCTCTGCCTTTGCTAATGCTTCCCTGGCTTTGCTTAATTCTTTTTTCTTACTGGCAAGCTGTTCTGGGGCGTCATAGCCCTGCTTGGCGCCCTTGATTGCCCAGTCGGACTGGATCTCTTCTGCAAAAAGCGTGGGCGTACCGTCAATAGTGCGGTCGGTTGCACGGATGGAACCAAAGGTATTGTCGGCGTTGTCGAAGTGAGCAGGCGGGGGTTTGAACACTCCCTCAACCTTGTCATCCGGTAGCTTATAAAGGATCTCGCGGTAGTTCTCGCCGCCAGGGATTTGATAATCATCGGCAAATTTGGTATTTGAGTTGAAGTCTGGCAACTCTGAAAGGATGTCGTCGATCCGATCTTGCTCGCTCTCAAGCCAATGAAACTTGCGTGACTCTGGTATGTAACGCACCTCGCCTGAACTGTCTTTTGCGTAGAAACCTCCGGTATCCGCGGCATCCACCTCAAGGTCATCAAAGTAACGATTAAGGGTGACCATCAGGTGGTTACGCAGGTGCGCCTTGTCCTCAAACTCTTCGTCAAGGTCGTACATATCCAGCCAGTCAAACTCACGGGGCAGCGTGTTTAACTGTTCTTTGCTTAAGCGACCAGCACCGGCCATGCGCTCGTCCTCAATCAACTGCAGGCGGTTGGTCTCAAGGTAGTCCTGCACCTCTTGCTTCGTAACCTTTGGGGTGTTCTTAAGGTACTCATCCAGCCCGGTAACCTTAATTTCTGCCAGAGGGACGCCCTTCATCTTGCTCAACTGGGCTAAGAACTGGGTGCCGGTTCCCTTGTCCTGCAACTTATCCACACCTTCAGACAGGCGTGATGAGAACCCGAGGGTATCTAGGCTGATAGCGCCTACCGGTGGTGTTGCAAACGTCTCTTGGACGGTCTCAACGGCCTTGGTGCCTACCTGAGTGGCGGCTTTGGTTGCCTGCCTGACATCCTCAGCGGCTTTCTGGCCGGCACGGGCAATGTTCAGCTTGCTCAGAGCAAAAGGCATATTCGCTAGGGGAAGCAACTCAACCGTGAATGGCGTATGAGGGATCTTGGCTTTATCCATAAGGTTTGCAAGCGGCTCCAGCTTCTCACCCGTTCGGATGGTGTACTCAAGCCCAAGGTCAGTCTTGGGTAGCTCAGCGCCCTCTAGGTACGATTCACCCAGCGCAGGCTGGTCGGTGGCTCGTCCGTACAACTCCACGAAAGGGTAGGTCATGCCACGACCAATGGTCGAGCCTAAGAACCCTGCGGCTTCACGGGCGCCCTCAATCTTCTCCGGCAGCGGTCGGGCGGCAAACTCCTCTTGGCGTTGCTTCTCCTCTAACTGCTTCCTGCCTTCGAGGATCTGCTTGAGCTTCTCGGCGTTAGGGTCAGGCTTTGAGATGGAGGGAACCTCATACACGCTAGGAAATTGAGACCCTTCGATCTGCTTTCCGCTCATGAGTTCGTTGAATAGGCGAATCTGCTCTTCGTCAATCATGACGCCTCCTTATCGCGCCAGTTTAAGAGACCCGCCACTCGATGTCTACTGAGCATACGGATTCTCGCGTCGCACCATGCCGGCATCGGCGTAGTCGTCCTCGTCCAACTCATCCCGCGGGGGGTCGATATCCAGCCATCCTGCATCCCGTAGAAACCGAAGCGCTTGCGTACAGGCATCGACGTAATCATCATGCGTGGTCTCAGGAAACGCACAGATCTGGCTTACGAACCCTTCAGCCCAGTCCCTGACGTAGCCGGGTCTCTGACTGCTCTCAGGTATCCACACCCTGCCTCGGGCAATAATGTTGGAGACAATGTTAAGTCTCTGAATCTTGTCTGCTCGCCCTGGATTGTAGGCTCTGACAGGTAGGTGCGCCCTCTGAAGGTCTTGGATCAGGCTGATGCCTGCTGACTTATCCTCCACAAGGATCAGATCCACCCGTTTCCTGTCGTTGCCCTCACCAAAGACCGTGTCGTACTCCTCGACCACCTTAGGTCGTAAGTCAGGGTATTGCAGGCGGTCTTGCCAGCAGTCGATGACCATGACCGACATTGGACTGTCCGTAGGCTTAAAGACGCCAAAGGTAATGCAGGCGGTCGGGTCGTTCTGGGTCTTTTCAGTAGAGGCGCAGTCGTAAGACTGGATGATGTACTCGAACGCAGGGAAATCCCTACCGGTAGGCCATAGCTTGAAGTTATCACGCTTAACAATGCCTGACTCTTCGGGGTCGATGATCTCGGCGTAGATCTCCTGCCTGCCCAGCCGGGTACCCTCGTACTGCAGGATCTGCTTCTGAAAGGATGGCGCAAGGTTCGCCAGGTTCTCGTAGGTTGACGCCCGTGTAACCGTCACATCCTCACCCTCTCTGCCCACTAAGTCCATGATCAGGTCTTTCGGCTTTGGAGTGGTGGTGGCCAAGATCCTCGTTTTCTTACCTAGACGCACGCCGAACATAATCTGATCCCACGCCTCTTGCAGGTAGTCCCATGCCGCTAGCTCATCGAGCCATGCCCCGTGGAACTGAGGGCCTCTGAAGCGCTCTGGCTCCGATGCTGGGATGCCCTTGATAAGAGAGCCATTGGTGAGTTTCAACTCGTGGAACGCCCGGTTGTAGTCCACGATCAGTTGTGCTGGGATCACCGAAAGAAGACCTGAGTCACCCTCAAAGCACGTTGCCCTGACGTCAGAAGACGTTGGAGCGCCCACCAGCCACCGGGTGCCGGGTTCGGTCCATGCCCACCAGCCAACCTGTTCGGCAGCCGTCCGGGTCTTGCCTGCGCCTCGACCTGCAAGCATCAGCCAGATCGTCCACCAGTCACCAGGCGGCACGACCTGATGTTTGTGGGCCTTCGTTAACCAGTTAGCACGCCATGCCCATGCGGCTTGATCCTGAGGCTTTAAGAGCTTGAACTTGCCCTGTGTCTCTGGATCAGCAAGGATCTCACTCAGGTCCGTCATAGCGCTCGTAAAAATGCTTTAAGGTCCAACGCTCCACACAACTCTCCCCGATCTGCATGATTCCCGGTTTAACCTTCAGTAGCTTCGTTAAGGTAACCGCTCGGACCTTTCTGTGGCGACCATGAGTAATCCCGGTGATCGTCCGAACCTTCTTTGTACTGCTTATGACCCGGTCACCTACCTGCAAACGATCTGCGGCAGCGTCATCCAACTTGCTTCTTTAACTCCAAGTTTTGCAAGATCGATGTAAACAACTCGGATGCATCTAACTGAACGGATGTCTGCAGGGGGTTCTCAGCGTCACCGGCAAGACTGACCCTGTCACCGTACTTCTTAGGCTTCAACTTGGATGCACACCACTTACGCGAGTCAATGCGTTGTCTCTGCCATTGGAGCCAACCGGTGTCTACCGTCTCCATCCCGTGCTTGTTGAGCATCATTCTGGGCGGCTCGTCAGACAGGGCTTGAATCTCGTCAGCCAAAGTGTCTGCTTGCTCTTCTCTGGCGCGAGTGTACTGTTCTGAAAATGAGGGGTAGCGGCCAATCCAACGATAAATCGTATCCAACGTAGGCATACCTGCTTCTCTACAGATATTCCTTAATGATTCCCCATTCGTTATCCTTGTACAGATCTTTGAGCATAGCTCTTCTGTGTACTTGGTGGGGCGTCCTAGCTTCTTTGGCGCGGGTTGTTCCGCGGCTTGTGCCGGCTTAGCGGCTTCTGTGGGTTTTCGCTTTTCAGGCATCACCTTAATCATCCGAAGTGGTTTCGATAGGGGTGATACTACATCGTCATGGGGCTGGAGGCTACTACCCTGTGTGGTGGATGGGGGAGTTGAGGAAATCCTCAGGTAATAACCCCCAGACCGATAACGACTTGAGATACCACCGTGATGACAACACCTACCCAGAATGCAATGAGTAAGTAGTTGTCTCCACGAGTGATTTTAACACGGCTCTTGAGTTCAAGCCACTCCCGGCGTGTCATTCTGCGATCTCCGGCACAGGAAACAATACCGATGCGGTCGATGCGTAAACGATAATCTCGTAGGTCTCGCCCCTCTCGGTGTGAATCGTGTAGACCCTCGAATAACTTCCGGTGCCAAGTTTGTGTGCCTCGGATGCCTCAACCTTCAGAACATTGTGAATGTGGGTGCTGATCATCTCTCTCTCCTATACCGTTTCGGTTGTGGTTGTAAGCGAATTGGTTGATTCAATGAATCCTGTGCTCACGCCTTGGTGGTAAGCGTGGATCACCATGTAAGCGATTCGGTACTTCTGCTCGGCGGTTAAGGTGCTATCGCTGAGTTTTTCGATCTCAAGAATTTCTTGATAGATGTTGTCGTTGTCTGCGTAGTTCATCATGTCTCTCCTTAAAAAACGTAGCTAAGAACGGCTTCGTAAACCAAGTCGCTTTCGTTGTTCAACAGTTCCAACTCGGCGTCATTGAGGGGCGTGTGGGTATCGAGCCACTCGGCGTAATTGATGAATGCATCGCTGAAATCGGGGTAGTCGCGGGTATCAACATCATCAACTTCAAAGTTTCCAACAGGGCGGTTGTGAAAGATGTGTGTCATTTTGTTTCTCCTGGGGCCGAAGCCCCGTTAATTTAATTGGCCTCAACTTGAGTGCGGTCGCCGTAACGCTTAAAAAACTTGCGAGCTTGTTCTTCACTAATTGATTTGATGGTGCATCCACCTTCCATATCAGCAATAACCGCGTCTGCAGAGGCGGCACGCGAAATACACTTGACTTGCGTTCCGTTGGCCATGACGGGGCCTGTAACACCAAAAAACTCGCCAGATGAGCCAAACACACGGATAAATGGGTCTGCAGCATAAGAACCTTTGCCGCCGCAAGAGAAGCAAACACCACGATCTGCATAAATTCCAGTGCCAGTGCAACGAGGACACTTTTTGTAGGTCGTTTGTTTGTTCATTTGTATTTCTCCTCGTTAGGGGCCGAAGCCCCGTTGGTTTATTTGGCTTCGACCTTGACGCTGAAACGAGCGGCGGTCTTGGTGTGCTTGGCAATGATGTCTGCCGAGATGCCGAGTTCTTTGGCAAGAGCTTTCCAGTCAACTGTGCTGACGTTGGACTCGATGTAAAGAGCCTTGAAAGCATCACCCTCGAAGGTGCGGTCACCAGAAAGGTTGGCGACATCCTTGAGGTCGTCCTTGATGGCATCAGCCTTAGCGGTAAGAACCTTGATGTCAGCAAGCAGGTTGCCAAGGGTGTCGATACGGTCAGCGGTAATAAGGGCGGTTTCGTTTTTCATGATTTCCTCGCATTGAAAGTTAACTAACAAACAACTCATCCACAACTCCACTGTAATTGAGAGTTAAACGACTTGCAAGTAGAAATCGACAAAAAACCTGTTTTTTTAATCAGACTTTTTAAGGGTGTCGTACTTTGTTGGATAAGACTTGGTTAACAATTCAATGGTCTCTTTCAGCAGATCCACCTCATCAAACCCCCAATGCTTGGTAAACCCCTTCGTGCCGAGGCCGTGTAGCCCCGTGGTGCCTCTGTGATGCTCTGGGCATAGTGGGATAGTCTCCCAGTGACTTGAGCGCCTTCCAGCCCCCGTTCCGGCCCTTTTGTGGTGTATTTCGGCTGGGGTGCCGGGGAAGCCCATCCGCCTGCAGACCGCACAACCCAGATCCGCTACCCGGCTGAGGTGCTTCTTCTCATCGTTCGTCACAGAGTTGCTTTACCTTCGGCTCGGTTGTTGGCCTGCTCCGTGCGCCAGATCTCTACCCGTGCCTGAGCGGCAATCAGATCCCACCGGAGTTTTTCTTCCATCTCAATGGCCACCTTCAGCCCCTCAAGCAACTGCTTGTATTCGTCATGGGCGTAAGCCTCTCGCTCTTGGCCGCCGATGGTGTCCTCCATACTGCGCTTCATGAGGATCGCCTTCAGGCTCTTGCGGTATTCCTCCAAGTAAACCCGTTCGCTTTTTGCTTTAGCAAACCTCGTTGCATTGGCGATGATGTAGTCCACCGCCTTGTGTGGGTCTCTTTCCTGACTCATTGCATCTCCTCAATGGTTATCTTCAACATTCCGCCGATATCTGGCGACCAGTAAATTCTCAGGTCTCGGATCTGGTTGTCGTCACCGAACACATCCGCATGTTGCAAAGAGTCCAATGTGCTTTTCAAAAGGTTGTCGAGGTCTCGCCTGCGGTTGTCCGGGCGGTGCGCCTCAATCGTGACCTTCAGGTTGCAGTTATAGCGCTTGACCATGCCCTGCTCCCAGATGTGCTTGATCACGGCTTCTCGGTACTTCCTGCCCTCCACGCTGATCACCATGCGACCACGCCATTTGCGCCAGTAGCCGTTAACGCTTGGTGGCCACGGCAGGGTTACTTGGATCATTTGAACTCCATCGGTTGGTCGTCCCAGTTCTCGATGAACTGCTGGCTCTCCCGGTGATACCAGAAGTTGTACCACTCCTCGTGTTCACCGTTTCTCTGCTTCTCGCACATCATCCGCATGTCCGGCACCATCACATCTGCCGTGCCGTTAACCTGACGGTCGTGCTCCTTCTTCTTGTTGCGCCAGACCAGCAAGACGTTATCCACCTGATCTGCAATCGACCCGCTACCCTTCACATCGTTTTTGTTCGGGGTGGCCTCCTCGCTTGCCAGCTTGCGGATGTGGTGGACCAGATGGATGTGCATGTCCTCATCCCGAGCCAATGCCGTGATCTGATCGACGAAGGCCTTCTGGGCGTTGTAGTCATCCTCACCGCTCACGCACTTCATCAGGCTATCAACAAAAAGGTGCTTGATCCCCAACTCCTTTGAGCAGAACCTGCCCATGGCGATGACCTGCCGAGCGGTCACCGTTCCCTGCTGGTCGTAAAACCAGAGCTTGTCTCGGGTGAAGACCTCTAGGTTTTCAAGGTGGCGGTGCAAAACCGAAGCGGTAAACATCGGAACATCAATGTTCTCCCGCGAGAACTGCCGCAGCATCCGCATCATCGTCCTCTTGGGTTTCATCTCAAACGAGGCGATGCAGACCTTGTAGCCCTGTTGCATCAGACTCAATGCGATCTGCCCGGTGACCAAAGACTTGCCGCCACCGTTTGATCCAGCGTAAAGCGTGACCTCGCCAGGTCGAAACCGAAAGGTTGAGTGCGTCTTTAACCACGGCATTACCGCAGAGTCGTCCTTCACCGGGTGCAGGATGTCCTGCCACATCTGGTCGATGACGGCGTTTGAGTTGATAACCGACTTGCTTAGATCTTCGGGTTCAGCGTATAGATCCTCATCGATGTCGGACCTGCGTATGGCTTTAGAGCGACGGATCTCGTCAAGCTCTCGTGCGCGTTCTTCGATGTTAGACATGATCGAGTGCCTCTCTGATTCGGTCACGGGCGGTAACGCACCGCTCGCGGTCTTGTTCTGGGATGGTCTTGCCTGCGGCAATGTCGTTGGCAACGATAGAGACAATCAGAGCCTCCCGTTCGATGATCCGCAAAAGATCACTCGCAAAGAACCGCGGCTTCATTCGTGGTTGATGGTGATCGAGCTTCTCCGGAAAGAGGTCCGTGACCTGCATTCCAACCGCACCCACAACGTCATGGACCGAGCACCCACCGAAGCAATGAAGCAGAACCCGGCCATCCTCACCCTCCCGAATCGCAAGCGAGGGGGAGCCGTCGTTATGGGCAGGGCAGCAGGCGGTCCATGAGCCGTTACGTCCCTTGACCTTCTTGAGCCTGCCAAGCAGATTTTCGATAGGGTTCATATGCCCTTCCGTTCTACCACCGCGGTGGCTCGTTTTTTGATCCACTCGGCTTCAAACCCCTGCCAGCCGTTAGCCACGCATTGCGTCAACGCATCCTGCAGGCTGAGACCTGCCTTCGTAGCCTCCGCCCTGAGCCGGGTGAGGGCGGTCGCGGTGACGGGTGCCTTCTTTACTCTTCGTAAGGAAAGCCAATCCGCCCAGACCTGTTCCGATACATCGTCTGGTCGAGCCATCGACCGTCTATTGTTTTTATATTCTTGGTTATTGGTTATTGGTTCTTGGTTGGCATCGATTTTCTTAGTCGGAGCATCCTCCGAGGATGCTTGGGGTATGCTCGGAGCATTCTCCCATCTAGCTTTAGCCGCTCTCGACCCCTTCTCCTGCCGCTTTCGGTACGCATCTATCTCAATGTCGCACCTCTTATTCCTATAACAATCAACGTCTTCCGTAAAAAAATGCTCGAGAATGCTCGTAACATCCTCCAAGGATGCTCCAAGCATAAAAGCTAGTCTTTTCGGGTCTTTCGGAAGAGGTGTCTCACTCTCGTAATAACGCCATATGAGCCTGAGATACACCATGCATTGGCAATCATTCAAACGGTTTGTAGACCGAATGAAGTCGCCGATATGATGCTGGTAGTAGTACACGCCAATCTCCTTTGGTGCTGGCCTATCCGGTGGAAATTCCGGCAGGTCAGTACCCGTTGCGGGTAACAAATCGGTCAGATAGACCAGCCCAAAAGAGACTGACAGTCTGACCCGCTATGCGCTTTCCACGGCGCGAAAACATTTATACCACTCCTCGACGCTTCCTACCACCCTTGTGACCATTACGACGATTGGTGACGCTAACGAACTTCCGGTGATCAATCTCCCTCTGCCATGCTTCATGAACATATCCCTCCGGGGTTGGTTTAAAAAACTTCTCCAATACCGGAGCCACCACATCGTCATCCAACTTTACCCAATCCGAAACGGTTTCGATCTCCGGTGGGAAAGGCTTCTCAGTCGTGTAGTAGATGTCCCTCATACGGCGATACGCCAGATCTTCTGCGTCTGGTAACTCGTCCGTCTCGGCAACGTACTTCGGTATGTCGTGCTTGTACCAATCCATGTTGACTCCCTAAGAAAAAATTTCAGGCAGAAGATCCTTCCGCGTAACGGCTCCGTCTGTGAACTGCTCAATCAAGACCGCTAACTCCGGACTTGGCTTACGACGCCTTGACACAATCAGCGACATCCAAGTTCTCGTGATGCCGAGCTTGGCAGCCAGGTTCGCAGTCGTGCCTCTCGGCTTGTCTTTCAGGTACTGATCCAACTGCATAACACCTCCTAAAAAAACACCCTAAATCCAAAAATAGCACCCTAATTAGGGTGACAAGTTTACTACCGGTAGTGACACTACAAACCGTCAAAACTTAACTTAATGTTACACGCTTACCAAATCCGTGTCACGGGGTATTGTATTCTGCAGTTAAATGGTTTAGGCTTGATACCGTAGTCTCTTACTAACGAGGAAATGACCAATGAATGACCACGAATGGAATCAGATCAACCTAGAGCGGCAACAGATGGTGGAGCAAGCCTTAATCCGGCTGGAGTCCCACCAAGCCTCAGAGAAAGATCGTGAATTAGTTTGGTTTGAGTGCGGTCTCGGAAATCGTTTTCAACAACTGAAAGGAAACACCCATGAGCATCATCGCCAGTAGCAATTCCACTAGCAGTTTCAAACCCGTTCCCTCGGGAATGCACCTCGCTCGTTGTTACCGGGTCATTGACTTTGGTACGCAGACGAGCACTTACCAAGGCAAAACCAACCACCTGCACAAGGTCCTCGTAGGCTTTGAGGTCCATGGTGAGGACGCAGACGGCAAGCCCATCCGGACGGACGACGGCAAACCAATGATCATTGCCAAGCAGTACACGCTCTCGCTTAACGAGAAGGCAAACCTTAGGGCAGATCTCGCCTCATGGCGTGGTCGTGACTTCACACCGGAAGAGATTCGTGGCTTTGACATGAAGAACATCCTCGGGCATTGGGCGATGATCTCTGTGACCTCTTCAGAACGTGACGGGCGGGAGTACACCAACATCTCTAACGTCAACCCGGTACCCGCGCAGGTCAAGAAGGCTGGTCTGCCTGAGGGTGAGAACGAACTGGTTTACTGGCCGATCTCTGAAGGTAGCCTTGAAGAGCTTGAGAAGTTCGGCAAGGGCATCCAAGAGAAGATCAAGGGAAGTCCTGAATTTCAGCGTCGCGTGAATGGAGCACAGGAATATGCCAAAGCCACCGGGGGATCATTCGATGACCTTAGAGACGACATCCCGTTCTAACGTCGAAGAGATATGGCGTAAGCACGGCTGGGTTCCTCCCTCAACGGAGGACCCGGTCGTTTTCAAGCGTCAATCAGAAAGCCGGGGAGTCTATGGAGTGTCCGTCATGCGATGCGAAGAAAAGCGAAGTATTGGAGACAAGGACCCATCGTGACAAGAACACGGGTATTCCGTTTATTGAGCGTTCTCGACGATGCCTTAAATGCTCAACAAAGTTCAAAACAATCGAAACAAGATTTCAGGACATACCCGCCCTGTTTTCAGAATAGAGAGGATTTCAATGGTTGGCGTCTTCTTGCGCTTTTCACTAAACCGCATAGCGACATCTGCACGGACTGCACCGAGACGTTTCATAAACAGATGCTCTCAGAGCGTCGGTGCAGGCATCCAGAGGTTGTCTTTCGTGAGGCGATGGATGGAAGCATCGAGGGATTCTTACCGCAGAAAGGAAAGAAAAATGATTCAGTTTGATTTTTTTAGTAAGCCGTTTGGGACGCATCCAAAAAAACTTGTACGTCACGACGATCCAGATACGAGCCACGCAAGCGCTAAGAAAGTTGACTCCACTAGGCTTGAAGGACTGGTGTATGACGCCATCAAATCCTTTGGTGAACGGGGTTGCATCAGCGATGAGATACGACAGCATTTTGCACATCTGCCTTATTCCAGCGTCACGGCTCGTTATAAAGCTCTTATTGATAAGGGGTTCATTGAGGATACCGGTGAGCGTCGTGCAGGCAACTCCGGTAGACCACAACGAGTGATGAGGATAGTGACATGAGCGACCTTAACGAAATGACTATGCGAGATCTGCTCGCTATGTATGCGATGCAGTCCGTCTTTAATCGGTTTGGCTTTACTAATTTTGAGTTCCAAGAATTGGCGAAAGTTTCTTATGCAGTTGCCGACGCCATGATGCAGGAAAGAGAAAAGGGGGAAAGTCAATGAGCTACATCGTTGCAAGTATTCCGCCGATCAAATGCTTTGTGAAGCGCGAGTTTCTTTACAACTTTGAGAGTGGCCATGGCGAACTAGAGCCTGCGATCTGGGTAAGCATCAAAGCCCTGAGAGGCCAGGTCTTTCGCATCGAGTCCTTGCTTCCTCAGTACGGTGCTTTGTACGACAAGCTACCTATCCATGCTTATGTGTGGAAGAGTAACTTTCAAGGCGACTTACCCATTGACGTACTGCAGTTGTGGGACTGCATGTCTTACCGGTTCACAGTTGTTGAGAAAGTTGGCCTGCGTAATCTTGGCGTTAAGTTTCTTGGCAAGGATAAGCAATGGCACTTCGGTCATTACCTCTTTACGGTGGACTTTTGTGCTGACGGTATGGACGTTGATACCGGTTTTACGGAGCAGGCTGAGGAGCATAAATCCTTTAACTTCATCCGTCTTGAGAACGGTCAGTTTGCCATTCAACCCAACAATCGTTGTTTGTGGTACGACCAAGCGCTTGTTGCCTCTGAGAGCAAGTGGCCAGACTTCCAAGCGGCTCGCACGTTCTGGACGGTGGACGGCACCCGCAAGTGGTCAACGGGTAGTGACTGGTTTTATTCCCTTGATGAACGAAAGGAGGAAAAGTGATTACCAGCAAATATTGGAGAACATCATGCCGCGCAAAGACCCCGAGCAAAAACTTGCGTACAACCGTATGTACCAAGAGCAAAACAAAGAGTTGCTAAGGCAAAAGGCTTTGGACCGGTACTACGCGAAGCGTGACGAAATTAACGCCAAGCGTAATGCTAAGTTGCGTGAGCAACGTGCCACGTTGCGTGACGATCCGGAGGCTTATGCCAAGTACCTCGAGAAGCGTCGGATCGAATACTCTGCGTGGCGCGAGGCTAATCTTGAGCATTACCAGCAATACCATCGCGCTTATATGGAGGTCTATTTAAAACGCCCAGATGTTATTGAGCGTGAGCGTTTAAGGCACTTTACTCATCAGAGAAAAGCGCGAGCAGAACTTCGGAATTCGTATGTAAAGCAAACCATTCGGCATGGCCGCAGTTATTCAGCTTGCGATATTCCTCAATCGCTTGTTGATGCAGTAAAGGAACTGAGGAAAATTCAACACAAACTCAAGGAGAGTTCACAATGAAAAATGTAACTGACTTACGCGATCGTTTGTCCACCGTTTTCAATAATCTTGAATCCGGTGAAATTGAAGCCCACAAAGCATCGGAACTTGCCAACATCGCAGGCAAGATGATCAACTCCGCGAAGGTGCAAATTGAGTACTACGCACTTAGGAAGGAGCAACCATCCATTTCCTTCTTGGACGCTTCCTAATGACTAAAGAGGAGGCTTGGCGTGAGTGGGTAGCCAAACATCGTCCACAGAACGAAGAAGCCTTCTGGATCTGTTTTACGGACGCATGGAGGGCTTGTGAAGACGAACATAAATCAACCATTGAAGTGCTTAAGGCAGAGGTTAACTGGGCGCTTGGCGGTTACATAAAGAGGGGATGAGATGGAACGACAAGTCGGTAACTGGTTGCTCGGATTCACAATCGGCATTCTTACGACATTGGCCTCGCAAAAATTGTTGTCTGAG